AAACATACACTGATGATTTCTCTTTTCTTCGGCCTGGTTATCGTGAATTTCGCTATCTGCCTTGCCTTGTAGGTTTCATTTTCCAACTGCTCGTTGAGCTTGTATGTTTCCTCCAGGCTGTTCAATACATAATGTGCAACGGACTCTTTCCAAATAACTCCTTTCTTGCACTTGTGCATCGAATCATATAAGGCTTCAAAGCCGATTACTTCTTCCATATCCATAAAACTTATAGATAGGTCCATAGCGTTGACAGCGGGTAACAGTCGTTCTCCGGCTGACCGCATCGCTACAGTGTTGTTCGCCTTACGGCCGGATGCAGGCTCCTTGTGTTTGATTGGTTGGAGCGCCATTCTTACGGAATAGCCTTTATGTCCTTAATACCACACAATCCGGGGCGCAGCGATTGGCGTTGATGGCGTTGTTGTTGTTGACGTTGCCGCTAGAGTTCACGTACCACGTATTGTACGAATTGCCACGATTAGCCGAGCGCAAGCGGACGTTCTGCGTTTAGCCTACATCCGTATAATAAAAACTACTCCGCAATTTGGGAGTAGCGTTTACTATCACTTTCATTCCAACTACGGATCAAAACCTTACCGGTCCAAAATTTGATTCGCTTATTTTTGAGATGAAACGAGGATTTCGCAATTCCGATCAGAGCCAGGAGCCTGTTGCATTCCCTGGCCGCACGAAGTTGTAGCTCCCTGCGAACTCTCCAATCATCTTTAGTCGTTACCCTTACATTGTTGGCATCCCAAGCATCGATGTAGATACTCTTTGCAGTCTCGATAATGTCGTCTGTAACTTGTCTTTGGTACTCCGGAAGAAAAATTTTCTCGTTCTTCGTGATTCTGAGAGTGTAAGTTACTAAGTCCAACGCCTGCACGAATACTTCCAGTCTGCTTTCTCTTCTTTCTCCAACTGGTACTGACACGCTATGTTCCTCCTTTCTCTGAAATTATACCCGGCATCCGTGGGTGCCGGGATTTATTGATTGCTGATTAGCAGAAATCACAAGCCGGGGCGCAGCGAAGGGCGTAGACGGCGCCGTAGTTGGTGACGTAGCCGCTAGAGTTCACGCACCACGGATTGCACGAATAGCCACGATCAGCCGAGCGCAAGCGGACGTGCTGCGGTGAAGTGTGATTCT